TGGGTATTATATTTGAATCTGTCGCATCAAACGTGCCATTCCTTGTGATTAAACAACCATCTAATTGTAATGTTGAAGGGTTAACGAAGTTGGATGCTGAAAAATCCAAAAATGAAGCGTTAGCAGGTAGGTCAATATTCTGATTACTTCTAAACCGCGAGGCCATAGAAAAACCAGCACCGGCAGAAAATAATGAATAAGATCCATCATCTAACGATCTAACAATTGACGTATCAATAAAATAACCACCGACCCATGTGCCAACAAGTGTTAACTCTGGCTTTCCACCAAATCGACCCGTCCCAACCTCTAAACCTTGCCTGTAATTATCAATAGAACCAAGGGAGGAGCAATCATTGTAATTAATACGTGAGAATTCAAACGCCTCGAATCCTGTGTCGCTTACTAAATCATAAACCTGCGATCCTACGCCTGTAACTTCAATGGCGTAATCTTTACCTATTACATTGCCACTACCACCAACGGGAGATGTAAACATTGTGTAACCTGCCGCAGATGATATTAATTTTGATAGGTCAAAGCTATAGCCTGTAAGTGTTAAGCCACCTTGAGGGATTTCTATTGATTGACTTCCCATATCAATATCGCCATCAATAAAATACTCCTTAGTTGAATCCAATGAGCCTGATAAGTCAGATGCTTGTGTAACCATAACCCTATTGATTAACAAATCAGGCTTATTTGACAAATCATCATAGTCGTTTGTTTTTGCAACGGCTGCTAAATCGGTTTGGTCTGCTATTGTTCCAGTGATTGAGCCCCATAGTACAGCACCACCACCACCAATAGCGCTTAGTATATCTTGTAGTAATTGATTTCTAATACTCATGTCATTTCTCCTGAGTAGTTGCGAGGGAATGAATGAGGGTTAAGTAGCCGCTAACCAATCTTGTAATAATTGATTACGGTTGTTTGGATCGGTGACAGTACCACCTAAAGCTATAATAATTTCTGCTAGTATTTCGTTTTGAATAGACATAATAAACCCTCATGTTTCTTGAGGGAAATTACAATACGAGGGAGTAACGAGGGAGTAGTAAGGTTGACTAGCTAGCCATGCCAATCCCTCAATTGGCTTGTTTATTATAGCATTATATTACAGGCATAAAAAACCCCTACTTAAAGGGGCTTATATTTAGTCTGCTTTTTTAGCTTTTGGCTTAGGTTTAGGCTTTGCAGCCTTGGGCTTAAATCTAATATCTAAGATTTTATCACCCTTAGCTATAACTTTTGCCTTTTCCTCTGCACTAACTGGGTGCTTTAGATAGACAGTTGCCATTAGATATCACCACGAGCCAACGTACCGGCTGTAAACTTAGGAAGGTTAACGATATCCCAGTTTGAACCTGTAGCCAATGCAGCATCATCAGGAGATGAACCGCCGTTAGCAATATCCCAAGCATAACCTTTAAGTTTAACGTTGAAAGTATAATCTGCTTGCCAGGTTGTTTCGATACGCTTCTGACCGTTGTTAGTTTCCATGTTAGTGATTAAATCACTATTGTCTGAAACTTCCAAACCACCAGCAACTAAGCTCAATACGATGTTTTGATCTGGCGTTGTAGCCAAGTCTAACAATGCAGGGGCATCAGTAATAACAACAGCTTTACCTAGAATATCAACAATAGTTACATTCTCAGCTCTAAACAACTCGTTAGAGTTAGCAAGACCTTGAGCAACTAAGTTGTGGTAAGTAGTACCATTCATTACATCACAAACTAACATTTGAGACATATCACCAAACTTAGCGTGTGAACCGTTGATGGCTGTTTGGCTAATTTTAGCGGTAGTAACATCATTGACTAATGCCGCTTGGTTATTGATTGCAGCTACAGCAGATAAGATACCAGTATTTAATTGGTCTTGTACTAATGCTTCTGCAAAGTAACGAGAGATTGCAGCAATTGCGGTTGCTGGATCTTCTTGTAGCCATGTGATTTGTGATGGCTCTAAAAGAACCGGACCAAAACCACCAGCAACTTTAACGCCTACGTTTTCAATTTGAATAAGTGTTGTTGCTGCCTGTGAACTGTTAGCGGCATTACGATCAACACGACGACGAGCCGACGCTAGATTTTGCCACATTGCCACTTTGGCATAATCACCCATGTTTCGCATAGATGTTAATTGGATTGCACCACGAGAAGATCCCGCAATACTTGCAACCATTTGATCAACCATTTCAATAGTTGATGTTTGAATTTCGGTGTTATACACCTGCATGTTACTTAAAGCCATGATAGTACCTTATTTATTTAGTTTGAATTCCAGCGCTTTTAAGTCGGGCTGTTATAGTTGCCTTTCTTGCTGCTTCTGGGTTGTCGCTAGTCGCTGAGGCACTACCTCTTGACTGTGTTGTATCTGCTCCACTAGAGTCGACACCGTTTAATATTTTCTTAAATGAAGGTTGTTCGCTAGCCCAGCTTTTGAACTCTTCAACATTATTAGCAATAACTTTACCCTCACTCTCGAAGGTTGTAATTATCGCTCCTTGGTCATTATAACCGATTTTTAGCATATTTGACAACTGAGCCTCTGCAAGCCCTTTGTAGTCATCATGGATTAAGCCTAACACCTTACTAAGTACATCGCCTTTATCTCTTGATAATAACGCGTCTTTGGCTGTTTTTGTTGCTAAGTCTGCTGTAGCTGTGCGCTCTGCCAGTTGTTCCTCATAATGAGTTTTAAGCTTGTCAGTTTCACCGCTAGCAATAAGCCTAGCCTCTTCTGCCTTCACAGCAACTTGCCTGGCATCTTCTAAGGCTTGTGTTTGTTCATCAGATACTAGTTTTCGTCTTGACTTTTCATCAAGTAATTCAGTGTTTTTATTTCTAAGCCCTTCTGTATCTGTATTGTATTGCGCTGTAATAGCCGCGATATGATCTTCTGATAAGCCTTCTATTTTACTTAAGTCCATGTGACCCCCAAGGTCAGTTATTAAGACGAGCACTACCCGCCAGTTTGTTGGCGCAATATCGCGCCTACTAAATTATTTTCTTTGCTTTTCATTTCTTTTAGCGTTAATGGATTGCCTAGAGAATCAATTAACGAATCCGCAAACTCTGCGGGGTTATCCATTTTCCTAAATGCCTTTCCTAATGTTGGGCCAAGTATATTATCTTGATCGCTCGCATTAAGCGCTTTCATTTTATCATAATAAATACCCTCACTACTAACAGGCTTTGGATCTAACTTACCATCTACCTCAAATCTTGACGCTCTTTTAGTGTCTTTATCATCTAATTTAAATCTATCGTCAACCTCATAAACTAAAGCTGTTCGGCAGTTAACGTGAAGCGGAGGTGTAAAGCTTGATAATCTAGGTGAATCTTTAGGTATAAACTTTTGGTCTAAACTCCTGCATTTCTGAGAAGTTCTAGAGTCAACAACAGAGATTAACCGGTAGCCTGTCAATATATCATCGTTTTGATCAACAAATTCTATCCTGGCAACATTGGCATAATGATTAGTACCTGTAATAGCAACTGACTTAGCTGACCTATGGGCGCGATTTAATAAGTTTTTAGATGTAGTGCTTTTCTGTAATCTCATTTGACTAAATACATTATTAGCTATTTGATCGATAGTTTCACCGGTAACAAAACCGTTTTGAACTAAAGCATCTATCTCATCAGTCCATTTGCGCCAATAATTTGACATCATAGAGTTATAGGTTGTGTATGCTGACTCGCTCAATTGAATGGGCGTAGCTATTGCGATAGCGTTAACCTGTGCAGCACTAGGTACTGTTGATGCAAAGTCATCACGAACAACAATCTTATTAAGAGTGTTAGCGGCGAATTCTGCCTCATTGGTTCCTATTTCACGATTAGACTTTTTAAGCTGGTTAATATAGTCCTGCAAATGACCTCTTGACGCTTCATCAATAGCCTTTGATATTGCCGCCTGATTTGCTGCTGTCTTTGGTCTATCACGATAGCGATTAAATATGCGCTGTACATCATCTTCTATCAATTGAAGAAAAGGTATAACAGCGTTACCTTGAGTCGCACCTATTCTCTGAAGGAAAACTGTGTGTTGACTATAAACGGTTGTTAATATCTCGTTAGGCATCGTCACACAACCATATGCAAATATTTTCTAGTGCCTCGGCAGCTAACTCTTTCGAATCGTACTGATGGAAGCTTGTAGAGCCGTTATCATAATAGATAACATTACCGGTATAATCGTCTACTGATGGCTCGATATTAGTAACCTTGTCAAAACAAACTAATATACCTGTAATTATTGCTACTCTCATGATTCAGCCTCATTAGCCGCTTGTATTGTTGCTTGGTCTTGAGTCATGCTGGCTATTTCTGCGCTATCCTTTTCAGCCTCAGCAATTAAGTCTTCATCACTCAACTTAGTAAAGCCAACCTTTCTAGCAGTTTCATATAGTGTAGCTTTAGGCAATACGCCACCTTGAACCATTTCAATCTGTTTTGTGATCATTTCAGGTGTCATATCATCAGTAACGAAGTCAGTATTAATTTTATAAGTTGATTCTTTAGTTTCGCCAAGGAATAAAGCGGCCCATTCAAGGCATTGCTCTAAACCCTCAGTTACATTAAATGTGATGCGCTTCAATGTACTTGTTGAGGTTGTGACTTCTATTTCTTTAGCGCCTAGTGTTTGATTCTTAGATGCGTTAGTAACTAATTGAGCGCCTAGCATTACCATTCGCTCTTGATCACGTACCATCTCACTAGGAATAGCACCGGTTGCTTCTAATTGTAATAGCTCGACCTTATCAGTTGATTTAAATAGATTACGACCTTTAGCGCCAACATCTAAACCGTTAGGGTTTCTTTCTGCAAATTCGTCTGGGTCCATATCAGTAAAAACATTAGTCATACCTTGACCGTGAAAGTGTAGGTTATCGCGGTTATCACAATCTAATACAAAATGACCTAAGTTAGCATTAGCTAAATCATACAGTGGAACCTTTGAGTATTCAGGAGAGTTATTATCAGCACCGAAGAATTGAAAAGGTATTTCTTTTAGCTTTTGACCGTTAGCTAATGGCTCGACATCTGATTGAATTTGTTTTTTGTCATCCCATAACTGATTATGATAAACATTGTCGATCATAATAAGTCTGCGAATATAAACCTTATCCTCATAATCAAAATCATTACCAGATACTTTTTCGCTTCTAACTTCTGTCAAACGTATCTCATCAACTGACTGAGAATTACCGGCAACACGAAAGTATATAATTTGTTCTGCTCTATATTGAATGAAACGAGGCGCATTCTCTGGCAATTGCATTTGCGCTTGAGTTAAGCGTTGCTCATTAGATGGCATATCAACCAAGATACCATAACGACCTATTGAATCGACCTCATCAACAACATCTTGAGCTACTTCACGCAAGCCACTACCGGCACCATCAGCGTTTTTAATTAAATAATCTAACTTAGGGGCTAATTCAACTTCTGGCTCTTTACTCCATACCATACCGCCTAATGATTCATGTGTTCGACCGGTAGCGTTAAAGAATCGACCTCTTGACCAGTAAGACTCAACACGTAAAGCGTTAGCGGTGTTACATGCGTTAGCTTGTTGCCTCTGTGCGTCATTACCGAATACAGGATATTGTTTATATTGTGGACCAGGTAAACAGGTGATTATCTGCAATACCTTATACTTACCAGCTATAGCGGCCCTAACTTCCTGCCACAAGTTTAACTGTTCTTGATAATTACTATCACCACTAAGAAAGTTATCTGTGGTCTGTGTGTTATGCGCCATTATTTAAGCCCTTTATAGTTAATGGCTTATTATAGCATTAAGGGTGCTTATTTAAAATAACGGTTGATATAATGCAAAAGGTGCATTAGTATAGTGTAAATGATGCAAATTAAAGGGGTTTATAATGAGAATACCAATCATACCTAGTTGGTGCAAAGGCTTGCCGGATAAAACAATTCTTTATAGTAATGATATTATGGAGTTTTTTGGGTACAACGAAAACCACCCAACAGGCCATGTATTTCAATACATTATTGACGGGGCCTTGCCAGAGCCACTAAAGCTTAAGCTTAAATGCAGAGGCAGTAAAAGAGCTAGAAAGGTGTATTGGACGCTTGGTGGAATTCGCCAATTAAGGATGGAGATGTTAAATGAACAAACTAACCAGAAAGATTAGAAACAAAGGCTATACGCTTAATGAGTTCTGCCATGCTATAGGTTATTCATTGCGCTGGTATCGTGAACACGCTAGCAAGGATAATAAACAGAATGAATTAATTGCTAGGTATACTGATGAGTTGCCGAGTAAGAGCGCCATGGAAGAAGCTTTCCATAAATTTTCAGATGAGCACTAAAGGATAAATAACATGATTATACCCAAAACAGAAGAAGAGATGAAAGCCATCATTAATGAATGGGCTGACTGTCAAAACTGTGGCGATGGTGATGAGATGGTTTATTTTGCTTGTGAAGTATTAGAAATAATAAAATTTATGGATGATAAATAACATGATTGAATATTACGAAGAAGCACAGAAAGAAGATAACTCTAACGCTGAATTAGTAGAGTTTGGCAAAGCTGTTGAGAAATGGATTGAGGGTGGTTTATGAAAAGTAGCGGAAGTTTTTCATGTGAGTTCACCTGTACCGATAATAATGAAGCGTTAAAAATTCTCTCTAAGCGGTCTGATGATTATATTAAAGTGAAGATAGATTTTGACAATCCTTTGTTTGATGTACTTATAGGTGACTTGTTAACTTTTGATGATCAAACTGTGAAGATTACAAAGATAACGGATACGGGTGTTTTGGGTAATTTAATAATTAAGGGTGATTTATGAAAAAGATATTTAAAGACGACATAACAATACAAGTAGTCATTACACTTGCTTTATTGCTTGCTATTGATTTTGTAGAGGTTATATTTTACGCAGTTATATATTCTAACAACCAATAACAAGAGGTGATTTATGAAATTAACATATATAGTATTTGAGTGTGAAATGGTAGGCGGTGAATTTCAACAAACTGAAATCAAACAATATAAAAAGGCTGAGCAAGCGATAAATAAAAGAAACAAATTACTAAAGAAATTTAATCATAAAAGGTATGTGGTAGAAGTTATGATGGTGAGCTAACCGTAAATATTTAAAGCCCCGCGCTTACCTTTACTATGGTATTTCTCAGTAGCATAACGAAGACTATCAATAAAATGGTTAAAGTCATCAACCGGCTTATTGGTAGTCTTATTTGTTTTCTTATCTATGGCCCATGAGTAATTATTAAACTCGGTCATAAATTCTACCAGGTGAGCGTTTAATATAATCTCATAGTCTAATAGAAAATCTATCCCAGTGTTAATCGAGTCCTTACCTTTAAGCGCCCCAACTATCCTAACTCCTTTATGTTTAATAGCATCTATAGACTTAGGCTCTGAGCTGTCAGCAGTGGTTAAATGCCTGTGTAATAACATCTCTTTAATCTTGGCTGAGATGGCATTGTTGCTCATTCCTTTTTGATAGAAGCCATCATATATAAATAGCTTCTTATTCTTAAGGTCAATATAACTTTGATTGAATGCGCTCGGATCGTTAGTGTAACCAAAATCTAAACCTTGGATGCTATCTAATTCTTTTATTTCTTCCTCGCGTATCAGTCTTTGAGTAACGTTTTGGAATATTAAACCTTCAGCGGTTCCCCAGTTACCAAGGCAGTAAATATTATAAAACCTTGGGTTTGTAAATCGTTTGTTTTCTAATACGCTCTTATAGTCTTTATCTATAAACGCATTATCAAGGTAAGTTGTTTTTAATTTAAATGGTTTGTAATCGTCAGTATCAAAGAAAACCTTTTTAATCCAGTGCTGTTCGCTAATAGGGTTAAAGGTTAATGTGATTTGTTTTAATACACCTTGATCGCCACGTAGACGTAAATCTAATTGCTCAAAATCTTCTTGTAATAACTCGGTTGCTTCTTCTATCCATATAGACGTTACGCCCTCAATAGACTTTAGTTTCTCAACATCATCAAGGCCACTGAATATAATCTGTGAGCCTGTTGGGTTATAGATGATTGTTTTATCAGTAAGGTTAATGCTGAATTCTTTAGTTAACCCCCATTGAGATATTAAAGCTTTCATCAATGCGAATACTGAACGCTTAATAGTCCTGTCGACTTTACGCACAATTAGATAATTATGTTTTTCTTTGAGTATTCGTTGAAGTATTACCCTGGCTACTTTGTGGCTTTTACCCGAACCAGCACCACCATATAATATCTGATAGCGTGACTTGTCTTTAAAGTAAGAAATAAACGCCGGTGATGTTCTATTCATGTACCCGCGAATGTCAGCGAGATTTACCATTCATGTTCGCCGGTATCTTTTACTATGTGAGTGCTAACAGTTTCACTCTTATCAGCTTGCCCTAGCCATTGCTTACCTAGCCAAATTAACATTGTAGAATTACCACTCATAGCTTGATCATACTGCTTTCTACGGAGTGACATTTTACCGTTAGATCCTTTTAACTTGAAATAGTCCGTAAATCCGCCCTTACCATCCTCTTTTAATCTACGGTTTAATGTGTCGTAATCAATATTTAAAATAGCAGCACATTCTTCACCAGTGCAGTGGATGGCACACATAGCATCAAGCTTGATGTAATCAATTTCTGTTTTATATGGTCCGTTATGCTTATCTTTCTTTTTAGTCATAAGTCACCCACATAGCTTCTTTAGCATTTCGATTAATTGGACGTTTAGCCGTCTGTACTTCTTTACGTTTAGATTGCTCTATGTCCTTTTCGCGTTGATCACCATAATGGTCACTCATTATCACGCTCCTGTTTTAATTCTTCGTAAGTCTTACCGCTTTCTATGTGAGTTGCTTGCTTGCCTGTGAAGTTTTCCCAACGGTTTATAATTACATCAACGTATTTTTCATCAAGCTCCATCAGTCTAGCTTTTCTATTTAACTTTTCACATGCGATCAGTGTTGATCCGCTACCACCGAATAAATCTAATACAATATTATTTTTACGTGTTGTTTTGTCTATTGCTTCCTCGGCCAACGCAACAGGTTTTTGTGTCGGGTGTTTATAGTCCATAGCGCTATCTTTGCCAACCTTCCAAACGCTACCAATGCGTTTACCTGTTAATTCTGCGCCACGATGCCAAACTAAAGCTGTTTCATAGTCACTTGAGAATGTTTTCTTTAAGTCACCAATACCCCCGCCACCTTTAAACCATATAACCTGATTAGATGGATAGCCAAATGATTCAAAGTTATCTAACCATTTAGTTAACACCTTCCAGCTAGTCCAAACAAATACCCACCCCTTTGAGCATGAATCTATAACGGGAGCAATATCTAAAATAACATCATCATTTTTTAATACTTCGAATTTATCAGATTTTGTACGCATATTAGACTGATAGCTAACTCCGTATGGTGGATCAGTATTAACCATGTCAGCAATTTGCCCCTCGAGCAATAACTCTGCAGCATCAATGCTAGTCGAGTCACCACACATTAAGCGGTGATTGCCTAACTGCCAAATATCGCCCAATACACTTACAGGTGTTTCAGGTACTTCTGGCACTTCATCCTCGTCTGTCAATCCATCCGTCTGGACGTCTAAAAGTCCATCTAAGAAGTCATCGTCAAAACCAAGTAAGTCGACGTCAAAATCTAACTCGCCTAATGTTTCAATCTCAAGTTTAAGCTTGTCAAGATCCCATCCAGCGTTTAGTGGTAATTGGTTGTCAGCGATAATATAAGCTTTCTTTTGTGCTTCGGTTAACCCATCTAATACAATACAGGGTACTTCGTCTATATTAAGCTTCTGAGCCGCTAGAATGCGACCATGCCCGGCAATTAAGCCGCCATCAGTATCTATTAGCACTGGATTAGTAAAGCCGAACTCTTTTATTGAGCTAGCTATTTGAGTTGTTTGTTCTTCGCTGTGGGTTCGTGAATTGTTTATATAAGGAATTAAGTCTTTTACTTTGCGTATTTCGTGTTTGTAATGTTCTTTCATCTCGCCCCCTAGGTTTGATGTGACCTCCACAAGAGGCTATAGTTTTATTTTGTTAATAATTCGTTTGCCATGTTCATAATGACTGGTTATATAATATTTGTAATCTAAAGACCTTATGTAAGTCTCTATTATTTGTTTGTCTTTTTTACTAACCCTATCTTTAGCTATTAAACCCTCAACGTGTGGCTCACCATCGACAATGGTTATTGTTAATATTGCTTTGTAAGAGGCACCATAACGTTTAACCTTTCTAGCTCTTATGCATACAACCTCAAAGTTCCAATCATCTATTTGCATGTAGAGCCTTATTAGTTGTTAATCAGCTTTTAAATTTAACCGTATATTTATCATCTGCAAACTTAACTGTGATAGCCATAATTCAACCTTTACAATGCGTTTAGAATATCGTTAAACAATGAGTTTCTATTATGCTGATTTGTTACCGTACCACCAAGTATATCAACAATATCGTTTAATATTTCAATTTGAGTGCCTCGGCATTGTAAATCAGTTCCGCCAAGCTTTTTTAATATATCTGACTCTATACAGTTTCTAATAGCCATTATTCAGCCTCTTGTTTAAATCTTGTTTCATATAAATAACGACCGCGACTTTTCAACACTTGGTATTCAGTTGATGAAGGCTCGCCCGTTAATAGTCCATCAATCATTAAATCCAAATCTTCATTTGATAATTCTTCTTCTGTCTGATTGATATAGGCTATGTTCTCAGCCGGTGTACCTGTAACATCTTCAAGCGTAGTAACAAATAACATTATAGTATTACTACCCTCTAAACTATCATCGTAGTATTCAGGCGCATTAGGATGTCTAGCCAATAATGCTTCTGGTGCAAATATCTTGTTGTATATAGTGTATGTGCTCATGATGCCACCTCTATTAATCGTTTAACTGATACATTATCTATTGTACCTGTGACAGCCCCTGATTTACGCTTAAACTGCATTCCTGATGCGGTATTAGTAGTGTAGTCAATAGAGTTAAATCCAGTCGATAGGTCTTGTATTACTTCCGAGGTGCGCTCAACCCATGTTATTTGGCCTAGTGTATTAACCGCATCAACTGTATATCTGTATTTTGTATTAATCAAAGTGATAATAGAAATAGGCTCCAGCCTTTGAAAAGAACCATCTCCATTAAGTTTGGCTTTTCCGCTGTCCCATGACCAACCACCTCCACCAACCATCCATCCACTTAAGTCAGTATCAAACCCACCATTAACAACTAATTCCTGACCTATCCAATCACCATCAGTCAATGTAAATAACTCTCTCTGGTCTAGTGCTTGGTTTTCGTATGTTAGTGCGTTGCCACCTTCGTTATTAGTTTCAGTACCCGCCGTTGCTTCGTCTAGATTCCAACTTGTTATAGTACCGTTGTTGTTGAATATAGGGTTAGCTAGTATTCCGTTGAAATATTGTGTTAAGCCCTGTAAAACACCTATATTTGTAAAAGTGTTTGTAGTTGGAGTTATAGCCATAGTCCCGTCAGCCACGCCATCAATAAATAAATTAACATTTGAACCAGTTTGTTCAGCAAATATTTTATGTAATTTACCGTCATTAATAACTATTATTCCGGTTAATGTAGTGTTAGAGAATCTTACAGACACAACACCACTACTTGAAACTGTTACCCTTTGATTTAAATCACCAGATATCACAGTTTGATTTGATGTTGCTGTGGTAGTTACTTCTGCTTGTATCGAAAAATCACCAGTCATCACAATAGGATTAACCAAGGAATAGAAAGCCCCTGCTGCATCATCGTTGTTGATGAATATCCTTTGTTCAGCGGATGTTAAAGCTAACAGCCAATCTTCTAAAAGTGAGTTTCTGTTAGTGGGGTCTGTAACAGTACCACCCGAAGCGATAACTATTTCAGCTAATATTCCGTTTCTTGTGTCGGCCATTATATACCCTTATTTAACCTAGAAAATTAAAGCCAAGCATGGCAGCGATGGCTAGAACAATACCTAAAAATATTTTATCACCTGACTTATCTACTCTTAACTGCCAGCGCCTAAGCCTAGTTAAAGGCTCTGAGTTTAATTTTCTAAACTCGCTGTTTTCTATGTTTATTATCTCTTGAATCTTTTCTCTTTCAACTCTTCCCGCTTCGATGACAACAAACTCACCGAATAATTTTGTTAAGCCTGAAACCTCACTAGTAAGCTTTGAAACATTATTGTTAATGTCTATGTTACTTTTTATTAATGTCTCTATAAGCGTGTCTGTATTCGTCATTCTTGACTCGTTTAGTTTTTTGTAATGAAATGATTATACCAAAGAAATGCAAAAGCGTCACTAACACCGAAAGTATAGCAACAAGCATCAACGAATTTCCCCATACTTTTCCTAATGAGTGTCCAGCTAATAAGTGTGCTGATGAGATATAAATGAAGAAGTACAACAAAATGTAAATAGTACGAATAAATAAACGTTTCAATTTCTGAGTTAAACGCAGCATCAACACTCATCCCTACATTGAAAAGAACAATAATACCACATGCAAGGATTGTTTTTAACCGTATGTTTTTACTTTCTATATACCAATACAGGCAACAGTAAATAAAAGCTATCATTAAATAGTATTGTGGCTCGCTCATATAATCAACAAACACAAGGTTAGATATGACCTCATCAAATAAAAAGACCGCAAAAAAGCAGCCTTTGTTAGTTTTTAAATATGATATTGCGTACAAAACTATAAGTAAATTACTTAGATTTTGTGCCAGATCCACGCTTTTTCCTTGAAGTTCCCAAAATAAAAGCCCTTGTGCTATTGATAGGTCCATCTATTTTACCTTACTATTCTTTTCTTTTCTCTCTTTTCGTGAGAGCCGTTTAAATTTAACCATTATCCACTAGCCTTTACGTTAAGAACATTATTAAGCCACCATTGAACATCAAAGCCCGGACAAGTTTTATTGGACACCTCGTTATGACCTATGACTTTAACGTCAGGATATTTAAATAATAACTCCAATATTAGGTTGGTTAGTATCTTCCATTGATCGGAATTATAAACATCAGTCCCAATCATGCAAATACCTATTGAATCTTTGTTATGACCTTTAGCGTGTGCACCTGTCCAGTATTCAGGCCGGCCAACATCAAGCTTGTTATCTGTTCGTATAACGTAATGATAGCCGATACCATCCCAGCCTTGGCCTTTGTGCCATCTATGAATATCCTCTGCTGTTGTGTGCCTACCGTTAGGAGTTGCTGAACAGTGAATTATAATTTCTTTCATCTTAGGTATCCTTAGTTTGTTTATGTTAGTTATGATTGTTTTTATGGCGCTTTTATTCTGGTTACTTTGCACACCTCCCCTCCAATCATCTTTCTGCTCGTCCACCTACCGTGATCATCCTCCCAACTAATAACTCCATCATCTATGTATGCGTATCGCGAATTACCTGTACTAAACTCGCTATCACAATTAACGATCCACCCATGACCATCAGTACAGCCTGAAATTATCAACACTAAAACAATAATTAAATACTTCATCTTTCATTCTCCAGCATAGTTATCCTATGCTGCTGGTTTGATTAAAAAGGTATTTCATCTGTGAAGTCGATTTCTACTGGGTGCGCTTGTGATTGTTGAAATCCACCTTGCTGCTGGTGTGTTACTTGTCCTTGTTGGCGTTTTTGGTGCGCTGCTGCTGCGCCAGGTAGATTTTGTTTAGCTTCTTGGCGCTTCTGTGCTAACTGCTGAGTTGGAGCTTGTTGCTGTTGTTGTTGCTGAAATCCCCCTTGTTGCTGTGGGGCTTGTTGATAACCTTGCTGCTGTTCAATATACTTGGCTCCTTCAAGTCTTGCTCCTTCCATTTGGAGCTTAACATATTGCTTGCCGTTGCTTTCTTTAACGTCAACTTTTAGCTTTTCACAATTAACTACAATAAAGTTACCTTCCACTAATGAAGTATTATAATAGTCAATTTGTGCCGGAGATTTAGCGAATATTGCAGCGCTGTAGTTAGTGTATGTTTTCTCTCCTGTTTGACGATCCTTTATCATTTCTGATAACTCTATAATGAACATTGTTGATTGTCCATCTTGACCGCAACCAGTCTTTATAAATGGTGCTTTTCTTAATTCGCCGTGGATAATATGCATTACTTGTTTGCTCCTAATTGACGAATTCTCTTGTTGTACTTTTTCAAATCAAAGTTAGCGCCAGTTAATATACCTAGTGCCTTTGGTGATTTACCGCTTTTACTTTTTGTTTCGGTGTATTTCATCTTGGTTACTCCTATTTAATTAATCGTTGATATAGTTCGTTCATCTTTAAAATAAATGCCGTTGTTTTTTCTTCCATAACCTTTATAAACTCTTCATCACGCTCAACACGCTGTAATAAATAACCTGCATCACAATCAAGTCGAGGATCAAAGCTTAAGAAGTCACACCACTGACGCTCAGCTACCCATAGTTGCATCTGAATCTGTGCGTAATAGTCTTTGCTGTAGTCATCAGTTAAAGCCCGTTTAATTTGAGTTATGGTGGTCGGGCATTTAATCTCAATCATGCCATCGTCACCAATTAACCCGTCAGGACTAACACCGGTGAATTCATCACGCTCAATAAATGCAACATGCTCAATTTTATTGCCAGTTTTAAGCGTGTACATAAATCCGGCTTGTGGCTCTGTTTCAGTTCCCCATCTCATAGCATCATTTTCAAAGAATGGTTTAGACTCACCGGTTAATCGTTCGGCTAGTAATTCCATCATGTAAGTTTCTGCCGTTTTGCTTTGAGCTGTGCCGCGGCCTTTTGATAAAACATCACTCATTTTTGAAGCTGTTACTTTGCCAAGTCTAATAGCTAGCCACTCGTCAGAACCTTGCTCCATGGTTGTAATTATATTCATTTTGAATACCTTAATACTTCATTGAATTTTTTTGCTTTAATTTCATTTAGATTTGTAAATTTAAATGCCCGACTAACTTCCAATCCTTTACTGTTGTAATGTCCTTTGTCATCACATAATAAAGCCATTAACTGGTCGCATTGCTCGCCGGAGATTAAATTTACATCTCGCTGGTCTGAACGGCTTTCTTCTTTATCACCGGACTCAATGCCAAACACCTTAAGCATACTAATTTTAGTTGCGTATGTTATTGCCTTGCCTGGTGCTTTATCTCCAGCATCCATAGCGTGAGACTCAACCAGTGTAGAAAATTTATCATTTGGCTGGTCCATATTGATGTAAGTTATTAAAAAATCACTTTCAAAAATGTAATTGCCTTTTTTATTTTCTCTACTTCTTGAGTCTCCAGCCTTTTCAGCTGTGATCACAATACCAGCCGCAGCTAGTAAAGGAGATAGTGCAGATATTAATTCGTCATATTCAACACCAGTTCCTTGACCAGCAGAGCCTTTTTTAAGGTATACGCCCTGCTTCATTATCAAGTTAATGCGCTGATATATGTTTAATATTTTTGTTTCTGTCCCGTTACTCATTATTCTCACCTTTATTTATTTCAATCTCTTGTTTTTGCATATCCATAACAGCCTGCGCAGCATCTAAACCGGTCTTATGGTTACCGGCAACCAACATGTTTATAATGTCACTGAATGCTCTAGTTCTGCCGTATACTATTCCTGTGTTATGCATTGATTCACTATGCTCAACTGATACTAATAATTTATTGTTGTAGTCACTCATATATCACCCTTAATCCCTAGGTCCAAAGCTTTCAACCCACGCAATAGCAGCGCCAATTGATCTTAATCTATCTTTCAACATATCCTTATTGGAGTCGTTGAAAATGGCTATTTCCGCTCTGTCCTTATTAAAAATCGTTGATACGCTAATCTCACAATTACCAACAACAAAAGAAAAACATGCCTGAATCTTATCTCCGTTAAAATTTACTATTTTCATATATCTCTCCATCTGAATTAGTTGCCACCTCATTTTAATTTATATGCCGGTTGTGTGGTTAGCAACCTTAATCACCGGATTGACTAAATATTAATACACTTCTTGACATTGTACAAGTATTAATTTAATATTTATTTAATATTTATTTAATATTTATTTAATCTTAATTAAACAGGAATAACCATGGCAAAATATAACACCGTAGGAATGAATATAAACATAGCTAGACTTTTAACTGAGCTTGTTGATCAAAGAGTTATTGACGGTAACTTTGCAGATAACAGAGTAAAGGTGATAGCTGACTTAATAATGAAAGCGCATAAAAAGGAAGTTAAATAATGACTGACAATCAAAAAACATTACTGTCAACATGTGTATTTATAATGTGTTGCTTTACTTATCCAGTTTTAAAATTAATGGGGTTCGGGTTATGAATACGATAACAGATTGTACTTGTGATTATTGCGGTCACGATTGGAAGTGTGAATTATCCGTATCTCAAAGCATGGCTTGCCCTGGTTGTGGAGATAGGCCATATATTAAACCATCTAAACCAGCATACACCCAAGCAATGGCTGATAATGGTGAGTTACCGCTTGTAGGTATGGAGGTCATGTCTATGGGGGTTAATAAAATAGTTAGATTACCACCAGATACTAATCGTAGATTTTTACTAGAAAGCGTTGTTATGGGAATTTATGATTTAGCGTTGATTGAGGGAATTAGCGCTATAAAACCACCTATAGAGTTAGTAGATGGTAAGGCTTATCAGTTTGATGTAGGAGATAGAAAAATAGAAGCTGCTATATACTTTAAAGAAACAAATAGATTTCATAGAGGTACAGGGTTTTTTCAATTAATCCAATGCACTAACATTCAATTACTAGAGGTTAAATCATGAACATACGAGATGAACTTAAAAACACTATCGAACGCGAAGTAATGATTAAAAAGGCTAATGATAAAGCTAAATCAGCTATGAAAGTTAAACGACCTATTACCAGGCGAGCTATTGAAGATTTAAAAGAGTTGGCAGCTTTAGAGGATGACTGGATTAATGGTGAATTAGCATGACCGGCGAGCAATTATTAATCAAAACAATAAAGCAATGTAATGCTTTTGAGGCTCGTGTTATTGAGTTAGAGTCTGATGAGTATGTTAATAACCTTAAAGCTGATGCTATAGAGGCCATGCTTGAAAAGTCAAAGGATGGTGTTAGCTCTTATTGTAGGTGTTCTTCTCTTGGTGATTACGACAGGTACATTGAAAGCTACATCGAAAGACTAAGGAAATAACATTAACCATTTAACGTATATAAAAATAGCCAGTTGATAGCTGGCTTTTTAATATCTTAACTTTAATCATAAGGAGGTGAACCTTAACTTATTGTATCATGTGCTGTCTTTTATATCATCATAAAGCCCTGTAACCAACACGAATGCTATTAACTCCTCTCTAGTTACTATTGAGTCACCTATTAAGAAGTCATTCAAATTAGGTGCAAACTGTAGTGATATATTACGACCTTGAACACCTACCATATTAGGCTCATTGTGACCGCCAGTTATATAGCTAAAATCTTTTGGCTCTGGAAAGTTTATTATATTACTCATCTTTCATAATCCCTATTACATCAGCAGCAACACTATCTCGCCTTTTTCATAAGCTCTTTTTATTCCTTCTTTTATTTCGTCCATTTTAGTATCTCCGTTATATAAGTATTATGTGTGGTTAACTTGGGCCGCATCCTGCATTTGTTTTTATCCCGAATATTATTCTAAATCTATATATAACGGAGATACTAAAATGGACGAAATAAAAGAAGGAATAAAAAGAGCTTATGAAAAAGGCGAGATAGTGTTGCTGCTGATGTAATAGGGATTATGAAAGATG